GAAAATAAATGGCAGGATTCTACGAAAATAATGGTACCTTTAGTAGTGATGATCCAAGAATACCTCAAGGTAACATAAGTCCCATAAGAAGAATGGAACTTGTGCGTGATACAGTCGTGAATGTTGTTCCCACTGAAGGTCAAGCACAAGGTCCTTTGGCCGATTTATTTAAATCACAATATCAAAGTTCTGTTTTAAGTTACCCGAGAGATTCTGGTGCGCCAGACAAACACCACGAGGTTCAATTTGATATTCGTGACATTTCATCTGTCTCCGCTGAAGATTTGCAAAAATTAATGAGCACAATTTCTGATAAAGCTCTAGAAGGTGCTTCAAACTTTGCATCAACTAGTGGAGAACAAATAGATGCCGTATGGCAGAATGTAAAAAACCAAGGATTAGAAACAACAGCAACAAACGCATTAGAGTGGTTGAAGAAATTACCTGGTGATGTTGGTTCTACATTTTACAACACAGTTTTGCCAACTGTAACTGGTGCTTTCAATTCAATAAACACCAATTTCACAGGAAGCACTGGAAATGCATTGGCACCAGGAAAAACAGCAATAAAAGATACGATTCGCCTCTATATGCCTGATACATTGAGTTTTGGTTATCAGGTACAATACGATAAATTGAGTTTGGCTGAAGCAGGTAGTTCTTTACCATTGGTTGGTGGTATTGCTCGTGCAATTACATCTACAATCCAGAATCCTGCAGCAAGACTATTACAGAACAAGATGGGTTATGCATTCAATCCTCAACAACAAGTTTTGTTTGAAGGTATTGATTTCAGAGAATACGACATGACTTTTGTTTTTACACCGACTTCTGTTGAAGAAGCCTATGATATCACAAAAATCATAAAGACATTCAGAAAACATGCTGCGCCAACAATTGTAAATGGTTTGGCAGGTTTCTTCTTCACACCACCATCAGTTTTTGATATATCATTCTACAGAAATGGTATACCAAATGAAAAGATTTCTCCTATTAGAACAAGTGTTATTACCAATATCAATGTGGATTATGCACCAAACGGTTGGTCTGCCATGGTTGATGGTATGCCAGCGCAAACGATTCTAACTCTATCATTCAGAGAAATCGACCTTGTTGATAGAACTTCAATAGAAAAAGAACTGTAAAATGAAGTATTTTCAGACTTTACCTAATGCCGCATTAATAAACACCAATGACGGTTCGTATGTCATATTAAAGGACCTTTTAACAAGGTCTCAAATTATACCAAATTTGTTGGATAATTCACTGGTTTTCTATGAATATGATGTACAAGAAGGCGACACACCAGAAATTATTGCCACCAAGTATTACGGTGACCCATACAGACACTGGATTGTACTTCACACAAACAACATAATTGATCCATTGTGGGAATGGCCATTGTCTGGTAGAGTTTTGGAAGATTATATAACAGACAAATACGATGACCCTTCGGCACTATATTCATATGAAATGGTGACAACTACATATGATGGATTCACCGGTTACACAACAGTAACCAGAAATTATATTGGTGAAGAAAAATACAATTCGTTAAGTGAAACTTCCACTACGTATACGATAGGAACAACAACATCTACCGTTACAATAACAAAAGGTGCCGTTTCTTTTGCTGAATATGAAAGACGAAAGAACGAAGAACGTAGAAAAATTAAGTTGTTGAAAAAAGATTATGTTTCACAAATTGAAAAAGAACTTACCACATTGATGATAAGATAAGATGGAACTAAAAGACGGTCAAACCGCTCAGTCACAAGACGCAGCAATTGATGATTTAAATATCATCACTAAAGAGGGCAAGGAACTTTCAGTAAAACTCCTATTGGTGGAGTTTTCATACTTTGAGGACTTGTTCGCATCTTCTATTTCTGGTTACATAACTCTGCGTGACGGATTTAACATCATTGGCACCTGTGGTCTAAATGGTGTGGAATTCTTAGATATAAGTTTTGGTAAAGCCAAAAACTCTACAACAAATCTCAAACAAAGAGTCAGAATATATCACGGTGAAATAAAACCAGTTGGAAACATGAACAGCCAAATGCTGAAGTTGTATTTCTGTTCGGAAGAATTGGTATTGGCTGAACAGATGAAAATCAAAAGAGATTTCAGTAGTCATATAAGTGATATGGTTTACCAGATACTAACAGAGGATATGAAAGTATCTGAGGAAAAGATAAAGCATATCGAATCTACTATCGGTGTTTATGATTTTACTATTCCAACACTAAATCCATTTAAAGCAATCAACTGGTTGTCTCTATATGCAAGACCAACATTCTCCGATTTGGTTGGTGCAGACATGGTATTCTTCCAGAACCGTGATGGATACAATTTCAGGTCTATTTCTTCAATGCGAACAGATGCACCGATAAAGACTCTGAATTATCAACAGAACAATTTACCTGGACAAGACCTTGCATCGAAATATAGTTCTGTATTGGACTTTGAGGTTGTCAAATCATTTAATGCACTGAATGATATTTCAAATGGTACATATGCAAACCGTGTCATTGTGGTGGATCCATTTACCAGAAGTTATATTGTTAAAGATTTTGATTACAATGAATACATAAAGAAAGTTACACCAGTGAATGGTGCAGGTGTTATGCCAGAATATACCAATAGGCTTGGTTTAAAAACAAACCAAAACTATGAAGGCAAAATTAAAGTCATTTGGGGCAACTCTGGTCAAGCAGAAAAAGATTTCATTTCAGATTATGATGGTGCAGTTGCACACGATGTTTTTGCGGAAGAATATGTACGATACAGAACCGCACAATTATCTCTTGCATATCAAACAGTGTTAAAGTTGAAAGTTCCTGGTGATCCAACTTTGTCTGTGGGCAAGGTAGTAGATTTCAATGTCTATTCATTGATAAACGAAACGAACAGACAACTTGATAAATATTATTCTGGAAAATATCTAATAACTGCGGTACGCCATGTAATACAATCTCAAGGTGTGTACCAAACAATTCTTGAAATAAGTAAAGATAGTTCAGTTCAACCTTATAGTTCTTCAAAGGACATGACTTGGTATGAGTAATTATGTCGTAAACTCACAGTATTTTTGGACAGGTGTTGTTGAAGATACCTTGGATCCAATGAGCATGAAAAGATGCAAAGTGCGTATCTTTGGTGTGCATGGTGAAAATGTGCCGACAGAAAAACTACCATGGGCAACTCCTTTGTATCCTCCTGGCGTAAGAAGTTACAATTCTTTGTTAGAAGGTGAATATGTTGTCGGATATTTCCAAGATGGTAACGCATCACAAGTACCAATTATTGTGGGTGTTGTACCTGGTGTTATTCCAACAGGAAGCAAAACATCACCGATTGCAACAAGCACGAGCACAATAACATCCAAAGCATTTAGAGAAAATAGTCCAGACCCAATTAAGAAAGATGCGCCTGCCGGTGTCAATACAGGTGTTCAACCTGGTCTTCCATCAGTTCCTGCTGCATCAAGAGGTCAGTATGAAGGAACAATCTCTTGGGTCACAAATAAAAATTTGACACCAGGTTGTGGAGTAGGACTATCAATTAGTTTAACGGACACGGATTTTGCATTATTTAATCCTACTGCTGCAATACAACAAGCAATTAAAAGTGGTAAGAATAAAGCAGCACAAACAATCAGAATGAAATTATCCATAATTAATGAAAATTTCAGAAAAGTTATGGATGCAATACTTACTGCCATTGGACAAGATAAAACAGGACAATTATCACTTAGTTTTTCTTTGTTGAAACAAGCAGTTAGAAAAGTCAATCAAATCACAAAAAAGATAGTCCAGGCAGTAGAATATGCATCTTATTATGTGGGTTTGGTTGAACAAATAAACAACATAGTTAATTATGTTAAGAGTTTACCTAAAAGATTCCAGGCCTTATTGCAAGAATGTGTAAGTCAATTCTTGGGTTCAGTAAATAATCTGGTGAATCAAGTTAAATCTATTCCAGGTGCAGTTAATGGACCAATCGAGAGTGTTCTGCAAACATTAAAACTTACTTCAGAAAAACAACTTGCTGATGCAAGAGAATCTGCAAATATTGCAGCAAGTGGAAATCCAATGGCCAATTCCATAACTCTGATTGAAAATTCAACAGATGCGGCCAATGTGGCAAACACAATTATACTGGAAATGTCTGCAAATGCAAACTCGACAATTGCAAATACGACAACGTATGATCCTTCTAAAATGAAATCACCATGACAATAGACTTTATACCAACACTAGAACCAGAATCACCAAATAACGAGGACACCCAACCGGAGTCCAGACACAACTATGTGACTTCTACACCTAGAGGTCATTTCTTTGAAATGGATGATACACCGGACAGAGAAAGAATTAGACTTTCTCACCGTTCAGGTACATTTATTGAAATGCACCCTGGTGGAGATGAGGTTCATAAAGTTTATGGTGATGGATATGAAATCACTGTAAAAAATAAACAAGTAATTATTCAGGGTGATTGTAAGGTAGAAATACATGGTGATTGCAGCGTACTTGTCAAAGGAGACAAGACTGAAACAATCGAAGGAAACTTTGAACAACATATCAAAGGACATTACACTCAGGTTGTTGAGAAATCAGCCAGTGTAAGTGTTGTTGGTGATATGGATGTTAATGCTGGCGCAGGAGCAACAGGTGCACTGTCACTTTCAGCTGGAGACTATGTGTATGTTGGCACAAACTTGTCAGTTGATGGTGAAATGAGTGCAAAGAAAATTACATCCGAGACAAGAGTTGACGCTTTGGGTGGTATGAGTGCTGGAGACCAAGGTTTCGTTACCGTTTTAGGTGGTCTTTCTGTGGGAGTACCACTTGCACAACCAGGTCAGATATATTCTTTAGGAAATATTACTACCGCTGCATCTGTACTTGCAGCCGCTTCGGTAAATGGTTCCATGGGCAATTTCGGTAAAATGACTGCAACCTGGATGACCGATGCAAAGAACGTGGGTACATTTAATTCACATATACATGATACACCAAAAGGTCCAAGTGGACCACCAACACCTTCTATGAGTTGAGGATTAATTTATGAGTAGTATATACGGAAGATTAGGTTATAATCCAGAATATGGAAATAGTGGAGTTTCAGACTTTACACCTGAAGTACAGAAAAAGATAGACAGTATGCCTCCGCTCTTGTCGGAATGGCAGATGAATGACTTGGCAGCCAACACCACCACAGGATATTTTCAGAATCCTTGTGCACCGATTGCAAATAATTTGATGACGGCTGCAAATTCTATTATTGTGGCATGTAATAGTGTCAGTAACCTGTCATCCTTGGTAACTGCATCCAAACTGTTGTCTGGTTATCCAGCTGTATATGCATTTGATGAAATTCAAGGAAATGTACTGGTTTCTCCCGCAGTTACTGGTGAGGGTCCACAATTTAGAGACCATACGGACAGAATTTCTGGTGTTGTGCAACCAAATGCAAATACCATTAATATGCCACATTACTCATCGGCAATGTCCATAGGTAAAATATTGATTTATCTGGTTGCACAATCTGACGGAATACAGAATAATTCACCAATTATGGGTAATTTCACCAGTTTGTTTATTGCAAACACACTGCAAAGTTATTCCAACACAATAAACTCTTATCCTTCTATTATCAGTTCGAATATGTCCAGTACTACGATAGTTGATCCTGAAACTGGTGGTTCAACTGTAATTTATACGACAAGTTTGACTCCTGCACAAGTTGCCACCATGGCTAATACCGTGAATACCGTGGTTACTTTGATGAGTACTAGAAGAATCAGTGATAATACATTTTACACGAATTCACAAAGAGTTATGAATGATTATGCTAGTGTAGATACATTCTCAAATCTTGGTGCATCCGAGGAAGATTTGTTGAGTATGATTGGCACCAGTAAATTACAAGAAAGACTTAACGCAAATACATAAATCCGAAAATTCGAAATCCTGCGTTCCGGCCCCTGAAATTTCTCCGACGAGCTCAGGATTCCAAAAAGCGATTTTACTCCTAGCACATAAATAAAAGATGGCAACCTTACAAAAGATTTACTCAGACATAGATTTTACCTTCACCAAAAAACCGGTGTCGGCTGATGTTGCTTTAAGTTATGATAGCCAAGCGGTGATTCGTTCGGTACGCAATTTGTTATTGACAAAACACTACGCCAGACCATTCAATCCTGACCTGGGTTCTAATGTTGGTGATATGTTGTTTGAAAACTTCAGTAACTTTACTGCATCTCGCCTGGAAAAAGAGATAACTACCGTCATTGAACGATATGAACCGAGAGTTATACTTCAAAGTGTGGTTGTTTCGATGGTACAAGATAAGAATAGTTATGAAGTTAGACTCACTTTTTATTTGCAAAACTCAACATCTGCATTAACAACAACACTTCTTTTAGAGAGAACTAGATAACATGGCCGGTGCAAATAGCAATATTCAACTAACAGAATTGGATTTTGATGCAATCAAAAACAATCTGAAAACATACTTGCAGTCACAGGATGTACTGAAAGATTACAACTACGAAGGTTCTGCACTTTCAACATTATTGGATATTTTGGCGTACAATACACATTACAACGCATATTATCTGAATATGGTTGCAAATGAACTGTTCTTAGACACTGCCGCAAGAAGAAGTTCCGTTGTATCGTTGGCAAAAATGTTGAACTATACACCGAAATCAGTCAAGGCACCAGCGGCAACTGTACACATAATAGTGAGTGATGTTACTGATCCAGAATTAACACTACCAAAATATACAAGATTGTTGTCTGAAGCCGTGGACGGCACAAACTATACCTTTACAACGACAGATGTTATGTCAACCGTGGTAAATCTTGCAACAAATACTGCTGAATTTTACAATGTCAACATCAAGCAAGGCATCCCTTCTGCACAAAACTTCATTGTAAATAATACTACGAACCCAACATCAAAACTACTCATCAAAGACGCAAACATTGATACATCGTCCATACAGGTGACAGTTTATCAATCAATAACAAGTACAAACTTTGAAACATTTACACTGGCAGAGAACTATCTAGACCTGGACGGAACATCAGCTGTATATTTCTTAGAAGAAAGTACTGATGGTTATTATCAAATTTATTTTGGTGATGGCATCTTAGGTAAGAAATTAACAGATGGAAATGTGGTAAGAATCAATTACATCTCTTCCAATGGCACCGCATCACATGGCGCTAATTCATTTGTTATGTTGGACACAGTTGGTGGTTATTCGAATGCAACCGTGCAGAGTGTAACATCTTCCGCATCAGGCAGTGAGAGAGAAACGATGGCATCTATTCGTTTCCACGCACCTAAGGTATATGGTTCACAGAGCAGAGCCGTTTCTAAGGATGATTACATTGCTGCAATTCAAAACAACAAGATGGGTTATTCGTTTGATGCAGTGAATGTATGGGGCGGAGAAGAAAATGATCCACCAGTTTATGGTTCTGTACTGATTGCAATGAAACCAAAGGGTGCATACACACTAACAGAGGCACAGAAGAACAAAATTATATTGGATGTTATCAATCCAATCTCTGTGATGACGGTCAAACCAAAAATTGTTGACCCAGACTATACTTACCTGCAAATTACGGCAGAAGTTCTGTATGACCCAAAGAAAACAACTCTTTCGGCCGCAGAATTACAGAATGCAGTTAAACAAAGTATTGCAAACTATGCAGCAGCAAACTTGAATACATTTAATTCTACATTCTCCATGTCAGACTTTAATACAGTCGTAAAGAATTCTAATGCATCAATTGTTGCAAACGATATGTCAATTAAAGTGCAGAAGAAATTCTTTCCAAGTTTGGTGACACCAACAACATACAAACTATACTATGGTATAGGTCTTAAGAAAGGTATGTTCCAGAGTGGTATCACAAGTACACCTGCTATTACACTCAGAAATCCATCGAATTTGGCAACATCAATTAGTGGTCTATTCATTGAAGAAGTTCCATCTTCTAGTGGTGGAATTGAAAAAATCAATGTGTTGAATCCTGGTTTCAGTTATCAGTACGCACCAACAGTTGAAATCAGAGGTGACGGTACAGGTGCCACAGCGATTGCAACAATTAATAACAACGGTACAATTAAAGAAATCACAGTCACAAACAAAGGGACTGGATACACAAGTGCTCTCGTTGTAATTACGGCCAAGTCTGGTGATACAACAGGACAATCTGGTGCCGCATATGCAATACTTGAAGGACAATATGGAACATTGAGAACATATTATAATGACAACCAAAATGTCAAAACTATTTTGAATCCAAATGTTGGTTCTGTAGATTATGTGAATGGTGTAATCACATTAGACGCATTCAATCCTTTGGCAATTGATGATCCACTGGGTCAATTTGTAATGACAGCAAACCCATCATCATCAATCATTTCATCATCATTCAATAGAATTATTACTGTTGATCCATTTGATGCAAACGCCATTATAGTTAATGTTACACCTAAGACAACATGATATCAGAAAATAAAAAAACATCGTTGTTGGTAACAGAACAGTTACCAGATTTTGTCAAAGAAAATCCTGATTACGCAAACTTTTCTTTGTTCCTGCAAGCTTACTATGAGTGGATGGAACAATCAGGTCAAATGTTGGAAGGTTCCAAGAACCTTCTTTCTTATGCTGACGTTGACACTACATCAAATAATTTTCTGACATATTTTACCAATGAATTTCTGCCTAACTTCCCAGCAGAATCATTGATTGATAAAAGACAGGCAGTAAAGATTGCCAAACAGTTGTATCAAACCAAAGGTACACCTGCATCATATCAATTTCTTTTCAAGATACTTTTTGATTCACAGTTTGAATACTTCTACACACAAGATGCGGTGTTGAAGGCTTCAGATGGTATATGGTATGTTGCAAAGAGTTTGAAATTAAATTCATCAGACGATGCATTCCTAGGTCTAAACGATGCAATAAATGGAAGTTATAGATTATTTGGTGAAACCACCAAGTCTATTGCAACTGTTGAAACTGCGGTCATCAGTGGTGAAAAGATTGAAGTCTTTATTTCCAATATCGAAAGACTATTTCAATCAGGTGAATTTGTCCGTGTTGTGGACAGTTACAATCAGGATGTTTATTTTCTAAACGGCGTGGCCGTACAGAAGAATGAGAACGGAGATTATCCAACTGGTGCAACCACACTCAGAGCAAAGATTGTAGGTCAGATTAGTCAAATCAGAATCAATCCTAGATTCAGAGGGTTGTCCTATAAAGTTGGTGACCCAGTAATTGTTTACGGTGGTCTAAGTTCAAACACCGGTATCGGTGCAACAGCTGAAGTATCTGAAACAACAAGAGGTTCTATTCAAAGTGTACAGGTTGTTGAAGGTGGTTATGGTTTCAGAGCATCACCTAATACAGTAATCAATGTACAAGGTGATGGTTCTGGTGCAAACTTGGTTGTTGGTTCTTTGGATCCAACCGCATCAAAGACTGCACAGGTAACAAGAGTTGCAAATAATGTCATCAGCATTGGTCAGAATGTCACAATCGGTAATGCAACCTATTCTTTCTTTGCGGCCAATACACAAGCAAATGCAAACACACCACTGATAAATGCGTTTTCTTTTATTGCATTTACCACATACCCATTATCATCCATTCTAGTCGAAAATGGTGGCGGCGGTTTCTCTACAGTGCCAACTGTTACTGCAACATCAAACTATAAAACATATCTGGACACTGATGCAGACTTAGCCAAGTTGGGTATATTGTCACCAATTCAAATCAAAGACAGAGGTTATGGTTATCAAGCCAATGATAAAATCATATTGACTGGTGGTACAGGTGCAGGTGCATTTGCAAACGTCAAAACAGTAAACGCAATTGGTGCAATTACCAGTGTTGAATATGTTTATGATCCGAATTTGTTGTATCCATTGGGTGGTCTAGGTTATAGAGCAGGAGATGGATTACCAGGATTATCAATACAATCCGCAAACAATCAAGCCAACGGTGCATCACTGTACATACCTGGTGTGTTGGGTGATGGTGAATCTTTATTGCCAATTGTTGACCGTGCAGGTTCAATTACAACAATTAAACTGTTGACAGCTGGTGAAGATTATGTTGAGGTTCCTAATGTATCATTGAGAGTACAAGATATTGTGGTATCAAATGTTTTTGTCGGAAATACTCCACAAAAAGACGATGTTATTTACCAGGGTACCGATATTAATGTTGCATCTTATCGTGCAACCGTAAACTCAATTTCTATTCTGCAACCATTTAATGATCCAGCAAACACACTGTATAATATCAGAGTGTTTAACTATACTGCATCACCAAATACACAACTGCCACTAAAGATTGATAGAAATATCAACTTGACCATGGCAAATACACAGTTCAATTCAAACTACAACAGATATGGTGTCAGAACATATGGCGATGGATCCGCAAGAGCAAATGCAACATTCTTAAATGGTCTTGCGTTGAGTCAAGGTCAGTATATCAACTCTCAAGGTCAACCAAGTTCGTTCAGTGTACTGCAAAGTAAAGATTATAACAACTATACTTACCAGATTACAGTTGAAAAAGAGATTGCAAAGTACAGAGACATTCTAATCAATCTACTACACCCTGCCGGCATGAAAGTTATTGGCAGAATGGTTGATAAGAACCTTGCAAACTTTGACTATCACGCTCAGAGAGCCACATATTCTGCAAGACCGTTGTATGCTGCAAACGGTGGTATTGGTGGTACAGGTGCAACAGCAACGATTGCAACCGATTTCACCAATAAGAGCAACAATATAATCAAGTTCAATAATATATTGGGTGCAAACCTTGCAAACATCATCTTTGCAAACTCAACCATATTGAAACTGGAAAATTCAAAAGGTTCAAATGTCTCAGGTCTGGTACTTGCGGTAGATTCTGTTAACGATACAGTTAAAATAGATGCAAATGTTTGGTTGACCTTCTCAAACGTGGCATCTGTAACTGCAAACGCAGGTTCAAACACCATAAATATTACGAAAGTCCATACTGCGGTTTACAATGTCATCAACAACGGAACATATACCGATGTATTCTATCCGTTGAAAGATATTCTGTTCGCAGGAGACAAGGTTCTAATTGCAAACAATACACAAAAGACGGTCAATTATGTAGATTATGAAGATAATGTGGTCTATCTGACCGAGAATCTGACGAGTGATGCAAACTCATACATGAGTGTCAATAGAACATTCGTCAGTGAAAGTAACTATGTATTAGACCAAATCACATTAATTGGACCAGTAGGAACAACATACATACCTGAACTAGTAACTCAGGACGGAAGAAATATCATAACACAAGATGGAAAAATCATCCTTTTGGGGTAAACAATGTCAACAGTAAAGATTACGCAACTACCATTAATTACAGCACTTAATGCAAACACCGCACAGACGGTGTTTTTGGTCGTTGATGTGCCAACAGATACAACTGGTAGATTCACAGGTACAACACTTGCACAAGGACTTTATTCACATAATGTTCTGAATGTGGGTAACAATGCAGTGGTCTTACCAAACACTGTCGCACAATTTGCTGGTTCATCAGACAATTACCTGCAAGTAAATCTACAGAATAATAGTGGCAATGGTTCGGCAGACTTTGTTATCACCGCAAATAATGGTACGGACACCACATACTATATTGACCTGGGATTGAACGGTTCTTCTTTCAACTATCCAGGTTACACCTATGCAAAAGCTTTGGACGGATACTTGGTTGTTCAAGGTGACATGGCAAACACACCTGGTGGAAACCTGGTGATTGGTACAACGGTTCCAAATAAGAATGTTTCTATTCTATTGGGTTCTGCCGATGCAAATGGTATCTCTGCCGAATTCATCTACAATACCGGTTTCAAACTGAGAAACTTACCAATTATTTTTGGTAATGATACGATACAAAACACAGCGGCAGCACCGTTTGCGGTAACAAATGCATCCTTCTTACAGGCAAACTCCGCATTTGCTGCACAGAATACGACAGGCAACTATGCAAATTCAGCCTTTACCAAGGCAAATTCTTCCTTTGTCACAGCAAACTCCGCAGCTGCATTTGCGAACGCAGCAGGTGACACAGCTGCAACAGCTGTTATTAATGCTGCAACGGCCGACAGTAAAGCAGTAACTGCTGGCAATTATGCGAACTCTGCGTTCTCAAAGGCAAACTCTGCATATGCAACGGCTAATGCTGCATTGGCAAACACAACAGGCACATTTGCTGGTGACTTGAATGTTACAGGTAATGTTATAGTCAAATATGCAATGCAGATTGTTAAGCCAGATATGCCAGGTAATGGTGTGTATCTGTTGGTTAATGGTTCTAATACAGGTTCTTACGGTATTCCTTCCAATCCAGGTTATACAATACTGACAGTTGGTCCAGACGGACAAGGTAACCGTATCGTTGGTGAATCATACAGTAACACTGCATCAGATTATGTTTCATTCATTGGTCGTCGTGCTCGTGGTACTTCTGCAAATCCTTTGGCTGTGGCCAACAATGATATAATTGCTAGATTCGGTGGCAATGCATACGGTGCAACCAAGTTTAGTCAGTATGCGGATGGCAGAATTGAGATTGTGGCTGCCGGTGACCACACCGACACATCTAAGCCAACAAGAATTCGTTTTATGACAACAGCATCTGGCACAAACAATGTGACAGAGGTTGCATCATTCAATGGAGATACGGCGGCTTTCTCTGGAACAATCATACCAACTAAGGGATTTGTGTTCACACCTAGAATTCCAGGTGGAAACCAGACTGCAATTACTGTCAACTATGATACAGATTCCATTATCAAAGCCAATTTGGCCACAGATTTAACCATCACACATACAAACTATATTGCTGGCAAAGTTGTTGAAGTTTGGTTGGTCAACGTTGACAATGCAAACCACACCGTCACACACGGTTGTGCTGCGTTGAGATCCACAAACAAATCAACCACGACAACAATTACTGCTGGCAGTTCTATGTTGTTGAAGTTCTTTAGTATTGATGGTGATAATGCAAACACTTTCGTTTCTATTATTGGGTAATAAATAAATCATGGCAAATAAATTTCTTATTACGAACACCGCAAAATTAACTCAGGTTGAACAGGTCTACTATGCACCTGTTGCGATTGTTCCTCCGGCCAACAATACAATCACTCAGACATATTGTTTTCTATCTAGAGCCGAACCTTGGGAAACTCCAGATAATCCACCGGTGCCAACACAAGATGTTAAGTCACTGAAGAATATATACAAAAACATCTTTGTTGTCAAGCATGTTACTTCAAATGACATTTCTCCTGTAATTGCAAGGAGAGATTGGACAGCCAATACGGTGTATGATTCTTACAAAGACACCTTGGACATGAATGTACAGGATGAAAACAATAATCCTTTTTACAAATTCTATGTAAAAAATCGTTACGACCAGGTATTCAAGTGTTTGTGGAACAAAAATGGTGCACCTTCAACTGAAGAACCATACTTTGAACCTGGTGTTTACGGTAACAACAATATCTTCCAAGGTTCTGACGGTTACAAGTGGAAATTTATGTATACGATTGATACCGGTCTGAAGTTAAAGTTTATGGACGCATCTTGGATGCCCATACCTGTTGGTAGAAATGTACCAAACGCAGAGAAAACTTCTATCGGTAGTGGTGGTGTAGAAGTTATTAATGTATTGGAAGGTGGTTTGTTCTATGACCCAGCCAATGCGGTAGTATCTGTTGCAATTACAGGTGACGGAACAGGTGCGTCAGCGACAGCAGAAGTATCTGAAAGTGGTGTAGTAACAGATATTATTGTAACAAATACAGGTTCAAATTATACATATGCAAACTCCAGAATTGTTTCCTCGTTAGGACAATCTGCCGTTCTAGAAACACCACTGTCTCCAGTTGGTGGTCATGGATATGATCCTATTTCAGAACTAGGTTGTAGTCATGTTATGTATTCAGTTCAGTTTAATGGTTCGGAGGGTGGTAAAATTCCAACTGAAATAGATTATTATCAGATTGGATTAATTGCAAACCCATCAACAAAGACCTTGTTGACTACGAATGACACCTATGTACCTGCGACCGGTGCAATCTATAAGACAACAACAGACACGATTGTTGCACCAGGTTTTGGTGCATATGTACCTGATGAGATTGTTTATCAAGGTGACAGTCTCGAAACTGCAACATTTTTTGCTACAGTTTTATACTTCGATACTGCATCCAATATAATTAACCTTCTAAATATTACAGGTACACCGACAATTAATGCACCATTAAATAGTACGGTATCAAAAACTACAAGAACTCTCTTATCATATTCTCAACCAGACTTTTCATTGTTCTCAGGATATATCACACACATTGAAAACAGGTCTAGTGTCACAAGAAGTTCTGACGGAATAGAACAATATAAATTTGTGTTAGGTTATTAAAGGAAAAAAATGGCTCTAAATTTCAATGTTGATCCATACTACGATGATTTCGACCCAGCGAAAAACTTTCATCGTGTTTTGTTTAAGCCTGGTTATGCAGTTCAGGCCAGAGAACTAACACAGGCACAAAGTATACTTCAAGACCAGGTTACCAAGTTTGCTGATAACATTTTCAAGCAAAACTCTCCTGTAACTGGTGGTCAAGTCACAACAAACTTCGATGTATATTACATCAAGTTAAAGACAACCTTTAATGACATTGATATTGATGTTACAAACTGGGAAGGTTTGTTGGTACAAAACGCAACTGGTACCGTAATTGCCAGAGTTGTTCAGATTGCGACACCAACTGGTACTGCCACCGCTGGAGATCCACCCACATTAATCGTTGCATATAAAACAGGCAGTCGATTTGGTGACAGTGATATCATTTATGATGTTGCATCTAATTCTGCCGTACAGGCAATTGATTCTGGTTCAACCGGTAAATCTTCTGTTGCTTCTGTTGCAGAAGGTGTTTTCTATGTTGAGGGACATTTCGTACAGGTTAATCCACAAACTGTTATTGTGGAAAAGTACAGCAATACACCATCAAGAAGAATCGGTCTGAATATTACCGAAACAATTTATGATTACATCAACGACAATTCTCTGTTGGATCCAGCCATTGGTTCCACAAACTATCAGGCACCTGGTGCAGACAGATATGTTATTCAATTAACATTAGAAACCAGACCAATTCAATTTGGTGATGACAATAAATTCATCGAATTGGTCCGTGTAACAGATGGTTCTGTTGCAAAAATGTTGGACGGTTCGGTATACAACGTCATTGATGATTACTTTGCAAAAAGAAACTATGAAACCAATGGCGATTTCGTTATTGATAACTTCAAGTTGACACCTAAACCTAATCCTGATGACACAAACTCCTACATTCTATCGGTAGGAAAAGGTCTGGCTTATGTACATGGTTACCGTGTAGAAAGTCCTGGTCAAATTGATATCGTTTCCAATCGTGCAAGAACTACCGATACCAGAAATAACGGACCAGTTTTCGTTGACTATGGTTCTTACATGTATGTGGATTACCTACGTGGTAATACATCATCTTCATTCGATACAACAGTTGCACAGAAGGTAGAATTACATTGTGTTTTGCCTGAGAGTATCAACACATCCTCAAACGGAACATATGCAGCAACGACAATTGCAACTGGTTATATCCGTGGTCTGGCATACGACACAAGTTCAAACACAGCCAATGCAAACACCTATGTCTACAAGGCATTCTTGTACAACCTAGAAAGCAAAGCACCATCAGCCAATGCGGCTGCAGGTGGTACAAACACCATTCAACTTGCATCTTCATATTCAACCGTGAACGATGCGTATAAGGGTGTTAACATTTCTATCGTTGCTGGTCCTGGTCGTGGTGAGGTCAGAACCATCTCTGCATATGATGGTGCAACCAGAACTGCACAGGTCAATAGAGATTGGACAGTGCAACCAACAACTGCATCAGTTTATGTACTGAACTTTGATGTTAAAGATACAGAATCTATTGTTACAGTTGACAGTAATAGAAACATAGATGCATCTGCAAGAATTAACGTACAGGGCAAAACAGATTTTGTTTCAACTGGTGACGCATTGCTTGAGAATACCAATTCATCTGAAATGATTTTCAAGGTTGGTAATTTTGTATCATCAATCACAGATTCATCATACACAACACAACAAGTTTGGAGAAATATCTCCTTCACCTCAACAGGTAGTGGTGTTTCAGCTGAACTAAACTATGAGAACGCATATGATGGTGTGTTCTATCACTTTGGTACACCTAGTTCCGTGTTAAGTTCTTCTACTGTATTGGAAAACTATGTTGTCATGGTTACAGACAAAGGTTCAAACACCTTAATTAAGAATGGTGATATTGTACCTTGGGTGACAGCAGGAAGAACCGTTACATTGGATAACGATGCATCAATTGCAACATTTGATGCAACAGATTTGTTACCATTCACGGCAACAATCATTGCAAAAGTTTATGTTCAAAATGCTGACAACACAGGTTTCATCCGTAAGTTTAAGAACCTAATCACAGCCAACCTCGCAACAGTAAACATTTCTGGCACACAAGTTGGTGTTGGTACATACGTTGATGACACTTCATTGACTTCAACAGGTCAAGTATACATCACAAAGGCAGGACTGGTAACACCAGGTCAAAAACAAAGTCTGTATCTGTCTGATGTAAAGAGAATCGTTAAGATTATTGATACACAAGATGCAAACGTGGCACCAACCACAAATATGTTGTTGAACACTTTATATGATGTAACATCCAACTTTACATTTGATAACGGACAAAGAGACGGTTTCTATGACCATGCATCTATTGCATTGAAACCGGGTGCAGCAGCACCAAAAGGAAACATCCTTGTTTATGTTGACTACTATCAACACACCGGTGGTGATGGTTATTTCAGTGTTGCTTCATACACTAACTCGACACTACAAGAAGAATACAGATCCATACCATCGTACAAGAGTACCAATGGTACAGTCTACAGTCTGCGTGACTGTTTAGACTTCAGACCTGCGAGACAAAATGCACAGGTAGATTTTATTTACCGTTATTCAAGCACAGGTCCACAGAACTATGGTCTAAATCTACCGACAGACTTGAGTGTATACTACAGTGATTATTCCTACTATCTTGGTAGAAAAGACAAACTTGTTCTAAGTAAAGATAGAAAGTTTGAAATCATTGAAGGTGTTCCAAGTTTAGATGCAAATCCACCTGAGATTCCAGATGGTGCATTGTTACTTGCAACAATTACACACGCACCATACACTGGTTATGTTGCATCAGAAACACCTGTTGGTTTGATACCAGACCTATCTCTTGAGAATACACAGTACAGAAGATATACATTCAAAGATATCTCCAGAATTGACAACAGACTGAACAGAATTGAATACTATACATCATTAAATCTGTTGGAACAGAAGGCATCTGCACTACAAATTTCAGACACATATGGTCTGAATAGATTTAAGAATGGTATTCTTGTTGATGACTTCTCTAGTTATGCAACGGCAGATACAACCAATACAGATTACAATTCTTCCATCAATCGCCGTGACCGTGTATTAAGTGCAACACAGAATGTCAAAAACTTCCCATTGAAGTCTGCACTGGTGGTTGAAAACTTAGGTCAGTTGGCATCGTCTGTAACAACTGGTTTGGATTACAAGATCCACCAAGATGGTCAAGTAAAGTACTTCAGTCTTCCATACACCACATCCAATGTGGCATCACAGAAGTTTGCATCAAGAACCGTCAACGTTAATCCATTCTCATTCATTGACAAAGAAGGTGTTGTTGATTTAACACCAAACATTGATAACTGGGTTGATACAGACTATGCACCTTCAATTTTGGTTGTTGATCCTGACCTGCAAATCTTCTCCGAAACACCAAACACAGTGAACGTGTTGACTGCTGGTGACTGGAAAGCCATTCCAGGTACGACAACTACAAAGACCACCACACAAACAACTACAAGCGGTCAGTGGCAAACAACAACAGTAACATCTGATACTTACCAGAATCAAACACAAACAAATATTCTTGGAACATATCAGAAGATTAACAACACATATGCATTAAACAATGAATACATCACCGATATAAGCGTGATGCCATATGTTCGTGCTCAAGAAGTGGTTGTTTCTGGTAGAAATATGTTATTGAATACATCTGTTGATGCATATTTCGATACACAGAATGTCAATAAGTATTTCAGAAAGGCCAACATTATTGAATTGGCTGGCGTTACAGGGACATTTAATGCTGGTGATGTAATCGGATATTTCTCGTCTGGTACATTCTACCCAACTGGCCGTGTCATCTACGCATACCAGAAAACATCTACAACAACAAGACTATATGTTGCTGGTGATGGAACATCAACATCATACACCACCAACGGTACACTAAAGAGTGCCGTGTTTAATTCTGGTGGTTCTTATGTTACTTCTCCCGCATCTGGTACCTTGGTGTCCAGCCAACACTACGGTGGTATGGTAAGAACTGCAAACAGTTCCACAAAAATACAATTGTCTGGTCTGGCATCGACAACAGAAGGTTACTATGTTGGTAACACCATCTATATCAATAGTGGTACTGGTGCAGGACAGTCTGCAACAATTACAACATACTATGGTGCAAACCAAAGTGCTGTTTTAAGTTCATCTGTTACAACAACAGCAAATGCCATCTATTCTATGGGCGACCTGAAAACGGACGAAACAGGTGCAATACATGGTGTGTTCATTGTTCCAACAAATACTTTCCATACAGGTCAGAGAATCTTCCGTTTCGATGATTCAAATGGAAATGCTGGTGCAGAAACAACCTTTGCACAAGGCACATTCTATTCAGAAGGTCTACAGGCGACCGCACAGAAGGTAAACTTTGGTGCATCACCTGCTGGTGCATCTGGTACATTCGTACAGACCAACTATGCAAACAACGTATTGATTTCTTCATCATCAAATACGGCTGTCGTAAGAATTCAAAACACTTATGACCCTGTTGCACAGACATTCATGGTCGATAAAGACAACTTCCCGAATGGTACATTTATCAGTTCGGTCAAGTTCTTCTTCAAGAACAAACCAACAACAGACAATTCACCAATTACATTATCAATCGTTGGTACACTGAATGGTTATCCAAATGGTCAGACACTAGACCATTCGATTGTTACTTTGAATCCAACTCAGGTAACTGTTTCGGACAATCCACAATACTTGGATTCAACCACTTACACTGAATTTACATTCTCTGTACCAATTTACATTCAACCTGGTACATTGTATGCATTCATTCTGAAATCAAATTCAAATGAATATGTGATGTGGAGTGCCGCAACAGGTGACATTGCATTGAAATCTTCATGCAAGAACTTACCAAGTGATCCTATACCATCGAATGTTACAAAGATTGGCACTGCACCATATATTGGTTCGTTGTTCATTTCACAGAATGCACAGACATGGACTACCGACCAGAACCAGTCACTAATGTTTGTATTAGATAGATGTGTATTCACAACAACTGCATCACCAACAATTCAATATGTGGTACCAAAAGGTCTACCACAGAGAAATCTGTTTGAACAGAGTATTGAATACTTCAAAGATGCAAACAATACCATTTCATCTTCAACAAATCTAACACCAAAACTGACAAACAATAATACTGTTATTGATGCGTTGAATTTTACCACAACAGATTTTATTCCATCAACTGCTTCTGTACAGTACAGTTACAAATCAACACTGAAGAGCAGTAACACCGCAACAAGTAATACATCTATTGTACCAGGCAAATACGGTACACCAAGCGCAGATGACATTTACTTGGGTGATGGTAATGGTCAAAGAATTCTGTTGGCCAATACAAGTAATTCGTTGTCAATGTTCGCAAGACTTGCAACAAAAGATGCGGCTGTAAGCCCAATTATCTCCGATGCTGGTCTTTCTGCATACACCATCAAGTGGAACATTAACAACTGTGAGATTACCAACTCACACATTACAATCTCCAACTCTGGAAATGGTTACACACAACAAACAACTACAGTTACATTCTCTGCACCAACAGGTGGTTCTGGTGCAGTCCGTGCAACTGGTAATGTTGTCGTGTCTGGTGGCCAAGTTACTTCTGTATACATCACCAACCCTGGTGCAGGATACATTGAGACACCTACTGCAACTATCTCCGATGCAAACGGAACACCAGGAACTGGTGCGACTGTGATTGTTGCAGGTGAAACATCTAAGTCTGGTGGTAATGCACTGGCTAGATATGTCACCAAGAAGGTTGTATTGGATGCAGGTTTCGATTCAGGCGACTTGATTGTTTACATGAGTGCATATCGTCCAGTTGGCACAGATATCCATGTATACTACAAGATACTGAACAGAAACGATAGTCAACCATTCAATGATTCCAGCTGGCAACTGATGACTAAAATCAATAGTTCCGGTTCTAAGTATTCGAAAGACAGAACCGACATTATTGAATACTCTTTTGCACCAGGAACAGGCGGCATTGACCAAGGTTTCGTTTCTTACACAAGTTCGACAGGCCAAGTTTACACATCATTCAGTCAGTTTGCAATCAAAGTCGTGTTGACTTCAACAGACAACACCTTTGTTCCATTTGCAACTGATATCCGTGCAATCGCACTACCTGCTAACGTCAACCCAGTGTTCTAATATGAGTACAGTAGAAATTACAGGCACAACTTTTGTCCGTGAAATGGGTTCCAAAGCCTTGGTCAACCGTGATTCGGCTGGCCTCGATGATTATCATAAAAAAAGAAAACTTATGGAACTCCAGAGACAAGAAATAAATAACCTAAAAGAAGAAACCCAAAACATCAAACAGGAATTGGGCGAGATAAAACAACTGATGTTAAAACTATTGGAAAAATAATAAATGGCTAATACAGTTTCTATACTAAGCTATGCAAACACTTTTGGTGAATGGGTTGTCAACACAAACCTTCTTGCAAAAGAAAACAACGACATTGCAGCTAACAACTATGTAAAACCTACCGGAACATTGTTTCTAAATGATCCTACTTTAGGTCTGCAAGTTGCAAACTCAGCCATTATTCAGGGTGCATTACAAGTTACAGGTGTGGGTTCTTATGGATACCTACAAAACAATCTAAGAGTTGACGGACAAGTATATGTCACCAACACAACACTAGGATTGGTAAACTCTGGTCGTGCAAACATTGGTGGTCTTTTATTCGCACACGGACCAAATACTGGTTTACAAGTATCAAACACAGCAGTAATTGGTGGAAACCTAAATGTTTCTGGTGCGACCACTATTTCCAACACAATGGTTGTTACTGGTGCGGCATCTTTAGAGTCAACTCTAACTGTATTAGATGATGTTGTACTAGATAAAAATGTTAATGTTACACAAAATACCTATGTAAACGGTTCAGCCTATGGAAGACACCTGTTTGGTAACACTTCTGTAGAATCACCAAGAATTGTGGTAACAAATGCAATCTATGCACCATCAGCTCGTCAAGATGTGGACATTTTGTATGCAAACACATTAACTGTACCTGCTGTTGCTTACATACCCACATTAATATCAAACACTGCTGTAACAACACAACAAGTATCAACATCAACACTGACGTCCAATACAATAACAGCAAATTCAGTAACTATTGCCACAAGAATTAATGCTGAGAATGCGAATGCTTCGTTTAACAATTTAGATATTGCTGGTCAATTAAGTCTTGCTGGCAATTTCGTTGTTAATGGACAGACGGTATACAATTCAAACACACTGACATTAAATGCTGGTTCAGGTACTGCACTGTCTGGATATTTGGAAGTTAATAGAGGATCAAGTGGTTCAAACGCAGCGTTCCGTTGGTATGAAACACAAAAAGTTTGGCAAGTAAAGAATGTAGATTCAAACACATACTACGATGTATTGGACACTTCAGATTTAAGCAGTGCATTAGACTCTACAAGTTTAGTAACCGCAGCAACATCCAATACCGTAAACACACTGAATAGTTTAATTGCTACGGTAAATACGGCACTTGTTGCAAACATAACATCATCTGGAATTTATGCAAACGGTGCATTTGCACAGGCCAATGCTGCATTTGCTGCGGCAAACAACGTAACACCTCAGGTACAACCATCATTCAACACCGCAAATGCGGCGTTCTCTAGAGCCAATACATCTGCAAATGCATTTGTCGGAACTACAGGTTCTGTAACTCCAACTGGTGGTTCAATTACATTTAGAAGTAATAATGGTGTGGTAGTTGTTGCAACATCTGCAAACACATTGAATGTTAGTACATCACAAGACTTAAGAACTTCTGCAACGCCTACATTTGCTGGTTTAAATCTATCTTCACCGTTAGCCATATCACAAGGTGGTACTGGTGCATCTTCAGCAGTCGCAGCGTTGACAGCTCTTCTACCTGATGCATCAAGCACTCCTGCTGGCTATGTACTTGCAACTGCTGGTGTCGGTTCATATTATTGGGCTGCAGGCGGTACAGGAGGTGGCGGCGGTGCAACACCAGGAACAAGAATCAATACAACAAGATTGTTCCCAACAGTCAATACAAACCAGACCGTATTCACCACACCTGCATATACACCAGGTGCAGGTCAATTAAGAGTTTATATTGAGGGTGTACGTCAGTATCCATCAGACTATACAGAGACAAGTAACACCACAGTGACACTTGGTTCAACGATACCAGCTGGCAGTTCACTAATGTTAGAGGTTGATGCATATACTTCTTATGATTTCTATGCAAACAATATTACATTTACTGCACCCGTTGGTGGTATTCCTTCAACAGCCAACACAGTTCAGTTGGCAATTGAGAGTATTGAATCTAGACTTGGTAGTTTAGGTGGTACAGATTCTCCAACATTCACTGGAACTCCAAGAGCACCAACTGCTGCGGTAGCCACAAGTAACACAATGATTGCAACTACTGCATTCGTCAAGAATGTACTTGGTAGTGGTACAACATATGATATTAGTATCAGTGGTACGGCTGGATCAGCAGCAACAGCAACAACAGCATCTTCTGTTCCTTGGTCTGGCATTACAAGTAGACCAACATTTGCAACTGTAGCTACATCGGGAGCATATTCAGATTTATCTGGCAGACCTTCTCTAGCAGCCGTTGCAACATCCGGAATATATTCAGATTTAACTGGAAGACCAACGATACCTACGCTTACCAGTCAGTTGACAAACAATTCTGGATTCATTACTGGATTAGATTCAAATACTAACTATAGAATACAAGGTTTAGGTGTTGGTACCGCAGCATCAACATATGAAGTTCGTGCATACGGAAACATCACTGCTTATTATGGACAATCTGACATTAGATTGAAAGAAAATATTGTTCCGTTGACTGGTGCATTGAATAAGATTGATAAGATTGGCACATACACCTTCAACTATAAAACAAGACCAGACCAGAAAAACATTGGTGTTATTGCACAGGAACTTATCGAACAGTTCCCAGAATTAGTATATGAAACAACACCTATTGATGAGGGTACAGGTTTAGATACGTCCCTTGCAGTTAATTATCAATTGTTGAGTGTCGTTCTGTTACAAGCAGTCAAAGAACTCAAGGCTGAAGTTGAAGAATTAAAAGGAAAGATTAAATGACAACAAAGGTTAAACCTTCAGTATTGGCCGATACATCTGTAACGGCAGGAACATATGGTTCTTCAACGGCTGTACCTACCATTGTGGTAGATGCACAAGGTCGTTTAACTTCAGCCACAAATACAAACATTTCTGTTGGTGCAACACAAGTTGCAAACGGACAATATTATAATATCTCAGTTGCATCAGCCACTTCAGCCACTTCAGCTACATCGGCCAATAGTGCAACGAATGCAACACATGCAACTACGGCAAATACATCTGCGTTGGCAACCTATGCAAACACGGCAGGTGCCGCAAACACAGCTAACATAGCCACGACCGCATCATTTGCAACACTGGCAAATACAGCTAACACTGCGGCCTTTGCAACTTTGGCCAACACAGCAAACTTGGCAACCTTTGCAACGCAAGCAAATACGGTACTTTATCCAGCCGGACTAGGTTACAATCAGGCTTGGGCAAACGTCACATCCAGTCGTGTTAATAATACAACCTATACAAATGATACAGGAAAACCGATTGCGGTTAAGATAACAGTTTTTGCTTCTGGTTCCAGTGGTTCAAACTTCGGTGGTTATATGTACGTTGACGAAAATTTAATAGAGACTGTAACTGTTTATGCTGGTGCAACAGGATATCTAACAAAATTAGATGCAATAGTGCCACCAGGTTCTACCTATAGATTTACTTTAAGGTCGTTTACTGGTATTAACTCTTGGAATGAATTAAGATAATTGATATCTTTGAAGTCTAATAAATATGGTATAACTATAAAGAGAAGATATGGCAGCAGGATATCAAAACTTATATTTGGAACAAGGTGCATCATTCAATATGACGATTGCACTGGATGATGTTTACGGCAACAATTATGATTTGACTTCTGTAACAGCGAGTAGTCAAATACGCAAGTCTTATTATTCAACCAATGCAACAGCCGTATTTTCCACTTCAGTAGATGAACTTACATCTACTGTTTCCTTATCTTTAACATCAGCACAGACTGCAAATATTGCGGCTGGTAGATACCTATACGACACAATTATTTCCATTCCTGGTGTTCCTGGTACAGCAAATACTGTCATTAGAATTCTTGAAGGTACTGTAGATGTTTCACCTAGAGTTACAAGGTAAGAATCATGGCAACGAATCCTCCGTCAACAGTAAGAGTAACCATAGGGCAGAACAATCCTTCTGTAACAGCCCTAAGTTATGGCTCTAGAACACTAAAAAGTGCAGCAGATTTAAACCTGACCAATGCACAGGATGGTTATCCGATAATTTACCAGGCAAACACCAATACATTTGTCGTTGGTCCTGCTCGTGCTGAGATTCTTTCTGTTGATAATGGATTCTTTTAATGGCAAATAATACCATACAAATTCTTCGTTCATATACAAACACTGCGCCGACATTCCTTTATGACGGTCAGTTAGCATATTCATTTGTCAACGATACATTATACATTGGTAATACTGCACAACAAGTCAGAGTAATTGGTGGTGCAAATACAGTATCAAGAGTTAACAGTGGTTACAATGTTGCAAACAATGCAACACTACTTGCACAACAAGCTTATGATGCAGCCAATGCGGCAGGTTCTAGTGCAGCTGTAAACGCAGCTTCATCATATGCAAACTCGGCTTTTGTTAAGGCCAATTCTGCATATGCACAAGCCAACTCTGCACAATCACATGCACAGGCAGCATTCAATGCGGCCAATAATGCATCTGTTGCACAGTCTGCATTCATACAGGCCAATGCAGCATTTGCGGCAGCCAATAATAATGCAAATACAATTACTCTGGTACAAGGTGTTGATACCTTCCAGAACACATTGATTACGGCTGCACAGACACATGCAAGTCAAGCCTTTAACCGTGCAAACGGTGCATTGTCTAACACTGGCGGCACAATTAACGGTTCACTGAGCATTTCCCAAGACTTACAAGTATCAGGAAACCTGGTCGTTCTAGGAAATGTGGTAAACGTATCTACATCCGAAGTCTATGTAAATGATCCTTTGTTGTTCCTGGCGAACAATAACACCACGGATGCAGTCGATATCGGTATTGTGGGCCAGTACAGTAACCTTGGTGCAAATACCAATACCGGTTTGTTCCGTGATCCTAATCTGAAAGAATGGATTTTCTTCCAGGGATACACAGCCAGAACAGGTTCAAACAACCTAATTAATATTGCACACCCATCGTTTACATATGCAAACGTATATGCAAGCACATTCAAGGGCAGTGTAATTGCAAACACAATATTTGTTGGTGGTATTAATGTACAACCACATATGGTCGCAACATTTGTTCACGCAAATGTGGCAGCCAACATTGCAAACTCTGCCGGTGTATATGCAAACGGTGCATTCGTACAAGCCAACGGTGCATTTATTGCTGCGAATACAGCAGACGGTAAGGCCGTTACGGCTGGTAACTATGCGAACTCAGCCTTTGCACAAGCAAACAATGTAACCGCAGCATCAACATATGCAAACGGTGCATTCGTACAAGCCAATTCTGCTTATGCATATGCAAACACATTGTCTGGTGGTATCACATCAGCGGGTGTTTATGCAAACGGTGCATTCATACAGGCAAATTCTGGTTATTCTTTCGCAAATAACACCTATGTTTACACTCAAGTAACTTATGGTGTTGCCGAAGGCGCAGCCACAAAGGCACAACAGGCATGGGACACTGCAAATGCTGCGTATGCGGTCGCAAACACTGGTGTTCCAGGTCAGGCAACAGACCAATCTGCCAGAGACCAAGCTAATTCTGCGTATGCACAAGCCAACTCTGCATCTTTATATGCAAACGGTGCGTTCAGACAAGCTAATGCATCTTTCTTAGTAGCCAATAATGCATCCAACAATGCAACAAGTGCTGGTTTATATGCAAACGGTGCATTCAGACAAGCAAACTCATCGTATGAACAGGCAAATACAAATGCCACAAACCTAATAACTGTTGGTGTCTATGCAAACGGTTCGTTTATACAGGCAAATGCTGCATTTGAACAAGCAAATCTAGCCTTCACAGCAGGTGGTATCACCGCAGGTTCATATGCAAACTCCGCATTTCTGAAGGCAAATGCTGCATACGGATTTGCAAACACAGTTTATTCTAGTTATGCATACCCAGCTTATGAGAACGCAATTGCGGCAGGCAACTATGCAAACTCTGCTTTCAAGTATGCCAACTCAGCATATCTACACGCAAATGCATCTTTTGCATATGCAAACACACTGAACTCCACAATTGGTGGACTTTCTGGTGTAGATTTAACACAGAATACGTTAATAACTGTTGCACAAACACAAGCAGATTATGCATTCTTAGCTGCCAATTCTGCATCTTTATATGCAAATGGTGCATTTATACAGGCAAATGCAGCCTTTGGTGTTGCAAACAATGCTTTACCAAAATCTGGTGGTACAATCACAGGTACATTGACTGTACAGGGATTCACCACACTACAATCAAATACATACGCAACGCATGTTTTACCTGCGGCGAACGTAGCCTATGATTTGGGTGCACCGAATAGAAGATGGAAAAAATTATGGTTGGCCGGTAATACAATTGACCTTGGTGGTGCGGAGATTTCTGCAAACAATGGTGCAATATCTTTGACCAGTGATACTGGTGCAACATTTACCATCTCAGGAACATCTGGTTCAGCAGTTGGTTTCTTTGATTATGTACAAGCAAATTCAACCGCATCGTCAACTTCCACAACAACAGGTTCTATTGTTGTTGCTGGTGGTATTGGTGCAGCAGGTAATGTAAATATTGGTGGTGCATTAACAGCGAATTTAATTTCTGGTGGTACATTCTAAATATATTATAATTGTCTAAAATAGTAAGGTAACAATGGCTGCAGGTAACAATACCCCGATTCAGTTATATCACTCAAATACCTCCGGTAGTGTACCAACCTCTGCCAATTTAATTATTGGTGAATTGGCAATTAATGTACCTGACGGTAAAATATTCTACAAAGACGCATCCAATAATGTAAATGTAATTGCAACCACATCTTCTGTACTTGGTTTCTTTCCAAAAATTACCTTTAGTGGTGATAGTACAGAACAATATACGGCTGCAGCACCATATGCATATTCAAATGCTTCTTTTCTAAAGGCAAATTCTGCATACGAGAGCCAGAATGTAACTGGAACTTATGCAAATGCGGCCTATGCACAAGCAAATACAGCCACAACTAACGCAGCAACGGCAGACTCTAAAGCTGTGGCGGCAGGTTCTTATGCAAACGCAGCCTTCACAACTGCAAATAATAACTCTGCATCTATTACAGATTTGCAAGGTGTTAATCTTACACAGAACACCAACATTTCAAATGTAAATACCTTTGCAGGTAAGGCATTTGACCAGGCAAATACAAACACAATCAACATCACCAATTTACAGGGTGTTGATACTACACAAAACACCAGTATTTCTTCTGCATTCTTGCAGGCAAATTCTGCATATGCGTTAGCAAACCTACTGTCTACTGGTTCTGCTCTAGATAGTTTTGCGAGAGAGGTTGCAACAGGTGCTTTCATACAAGCCAATGCGGCCTTTATTGTTGCAAACAATGCCGTTGCAAACACAGCAACAATTACTCTTGCTGGAAATTTAAATGTACCAGGTTATGCAAATGTGTCACAGAGAATGCACGTTGGCACAGGAGACTATACACTTCTACCTAACCTGATTGCACAGTTCACTGGTACATCTGATTACTATTCACAGGTCAACCAACAGAACCTATCAGGTAAGGGCACCGCAGACTTTGTTGCAACCGCAAACAACGGTACAGACTCTGTAAACTATGTTGACATGGGTATTGCAGGTGGTAATTACGATAACACCACACCAAACGCATTCACCTTTGTACAACCAAATGATGGTTACTTCATGGTGGTGGGTAATCCATCACAGAATTATGGTGGTAATGTTTACTTTGGTACAGCAGGTTCAGGTTCATTCGCTGACATTGTATTCATTCAAGGTACAGGCCTAGACCAAACTGCAAGATTTAGATACAACGGTAACGTAGAAATCTACCGTCCGTTGGTTGCAAACAGTTTCACCACATCTTCTGGCATAAATGTATTGACATATGCACAAGATGCAAATACTTATCTACAAAATTTAATTTCTCAAAAGGTAAGTAAGTCTGGTGACACCATGACTGGTGCTTTGACAATCAATGCATCAGCATCAGCAAACGCATTGGTCATTAGTGGCAACGTAGCTATCTCACAAGACCTTCGTGTATCAGGCAATCTATATTTGGGTGGAAATGCAACAACCATTTCATCCAATAATCTGACATTAAGTGATTCATTAATTTATCTTGCAGATGGAAATCCAACAGACTTGGTGGATATTGGTTTTGTCGGTGCATACAATGATGGCACCTACAAACACACAGGTTTTGCAAGAGACCATTCAGATGACAAGTGGAAACTATTTGATTCTGTAACAGACGAACCTAATACCACAATCAATTTTGCACAAGCAACATACGGTACATTAAAGGTTGGTGGTCTGGAATCTAATTCTGCAATCATCAAAGGTGTGAACCTGTTTGATTATGCAAACATCATTCACACTCATGCAAACACTGCATACAACAGAGCAAACGGTACAGTACAGTCGATAGCAGTCATATCAACCGACCGCCTGGTACAAAGCGCAACAACAGGTAATGTAACAATTGATTTGGCAACTTCTGGTGTAATTGCTGGAACATATACTTACCCACAATTACAAGTTGATTCATACGGTCGTGTAACAACAATTAGCAATCAAACTCCAGTTACTTCTTTCAACACAAGAACTGGTGCGGTTACTCTACAACTGGCTGATATTACAAATACACTGGGTTATACACCAGAAAATGCGAACACCGCAGCAGCCAACCTTGCACTGATTGCTGGTATCAATGCGACACAGAATACAGATATATTCAATGCAACTGATATTGCAACTACTGCAAGAGATAGATTAGTAATTGTATCTCAAGATGCAAACTCTGCATCATCATATGCAAACTCAGGATTCATGGTTGCAAATGCAGCCAGTTCATATGCAAATTCTGGATACCAACAGGCCAACTCTGCATACACACTGGCAACCGTTGCAGTTGATAACGCATTGGCTGGTAGTACATATGCCAACGGTGCATTCTTAAAGGCAAATTCTGCATACGAGAGCCAGAATGTAACTGGCACTTATGCTAATAGTTCTTATCAGCAAGCAAACTCAGCTGCACTATATGCCAACGGTGCATTCATACAAGCCAACTCTGCATATGGAAGCCAGAACGTAACTGGTACCTATGCAAATTCTGCATATGATAGGGCAAACTCAGCATACATTCTTGCACAAGGTGCTTATAATACTGCAAACGCAGGTGTAACTGCTGGTCTTGCATTCATTCAGGCAAACGCAGCATTCGAACAAGCCAATGCATCGTATGCAAGTCAGAATGTAACTGGTACATATGCGAATTCTGCATACACACAGGCCAACCTGGCAATTACAAACGCATCAGCAGGTTCTTCATATGCAAACTCCGCATTTGATAAAGCCAATGCTGCATATGCATCACAAAATACCACCGGTACATATGCAAACTCTGCATACACAAGAGCCAATACAGCCGTAAACAATGCAGCCGTTGCTGATGCAAAGGCTGTATCTGCTGGTTCTTATGCGAATTCTGCTTATGAAATGGCAAACAATGCATTCGTTGCTGGTGGTTTGATTGCTGGTTCTTATGCGAACTCTGCGTTCTTAAAGGCCAATGCGGCTTACGAAAGTCAAAACACAACTGGTGTCTATGCAAATGCAGCTTTCAATAAGGCAAACACCGGAACACTCATTGCTCAGGCAGCCTATGATTATGCAAACAGTGTTGCGATTGCAACTGGTTTCTTAACAACAATCATTTGGAACGTAGATACATTTACTGGTGATGGTTCAAACACACAGTTTGCTTTGAGTACAACTCCAGTTGCGGCAAACAACGTTACAGTCAACTATAACGGTGCAACTTTATTAAGAAGTGCATATACATTAGACTTAAACAATATTGTATTCTCATCACCACCAGCCAACGGTGCACAGATTGAAGTTACAGTTACAAGACCATTGGTTAATGAAGGATACTTCAGTAACACAACCAATTCTGTTGTGAGTGCAAATGAAAACGCTAACGGTGCATTTAGACACGCAAATGCAGCCTTCAATCAGGCAAACACCACAATTACGGCTGCAGCTGGTGCGTCCTTGTATGCTAATGGTGCTTTTGTACAGGCAAACGGTGCATTTATAAAGGCAAATTCTGGTTACGAGTCACAGAATACAACAGGAACATATGCAAACGCAGCGTTCTTGAAGGCCAACTCTGCATATGAAAGTCAGAACGTTACTGGCACCTATGCAAATGGTGCATATGAGGTTGCAAATTCTGCATCGTTATACGCTAACGGTGCATTTACACAATCTAATTCTGCATACGGACAAGCAAACACTGCAACAGGAAATGCTTCTGTTGCTGATGGTAAGGCAGTCACCGCTGGCAATTATGCAAACTCTGCTTATACCCAAGCAAATACAGCAACAACCAATGCATCTACAGCAGATTCTAAAGCAGTTACAGCTGGTTCTTACGCAAACTCTGCATTTACAAAAGCTAATACTGCAACAAATGATGCTGGTGGCGCATCGCTATATGCAAACACAGCATTTGGTGTGGCCAATTCTGCATCATTGTATGCTAACGGTGCATTCACACAAGCCAATACGGCCGTTAATAATGCGGCAGGTGCATCACTATATGCCAACGGTGCATTTATACAAGCGAACGCAGCATTCAATACAGTAAATGCATTATCGACAAAAGTTACCACTTCTAATGTTGCAACAACAAATGTGTATACAGGTAACTTGGTTGTTTCTGGTTGGACAACATTAAATGAAACAACAGAAATACTTGCAACAAAAACTGGTGCAACAGGAACAGTCGTACATAATCTAGATGATGCATCAATATTCTATCACACATCTATCGCTTCAAACTTCACAGCAAACTTCACTAATGTTCCAACAACAGCAGATAGAAGTATTTCTGTGGCACTGATATTGACTCAAGGTGTTAATCCATATTATGCATCTGGTATACAAATTGATGGTGTTTCACAGACAGTTAAGTGGTTAAACTCACAAGTTCCCGGATTACTTGGAAACACAGTTCAAATTCAAACACTAAACCTAATTAGAACTGGTGGTTCTTGGATTGTTCTAGGTCAATTTGCTACATATGGTTAATTATGGAAAGAATTGGTTCATTATTTTCACCTACAATTACAGCAGCTTTAATTGAAAAATATTTCGAATATCCTGTAACAGGAGAAGCTGTATATTCCACACCCGGAACTTATACTTGGACTTGTCCAGAGAAAGTATATTCTGTTTCCGTTCTTTGTATTGGCGGTGGCGGCGCCGGATCAAAAATCAGTACAGCTGCTCCTGGAGGTGGAGGTGGTGCACTAGCGTATTTAAATAATTACACAGTTGTTCCTGGTGTTACTTACACTGTTGTTGTTGGTGATGGTGGTCAATCTATGTCATCTTTAGCTGGAAACAGTTATTTCGCTGCTACCAATATAGTTTTTGCAGAAAGAGGACAACACGGAGGAGCTGGTGTACAAGGTGCAAGAGATCCATATACGGTTGCAGGTGAACCACAATATGGTTACGGTGGAAAAATATACATTGGAACCGGTGGTGGAGCTGGTGGTGATGGCGGTACTGCACGAAATGGAGCAGGATCTGGTGGCGGCGGTGCAGGAGGATATACCGG